GCTGGCGAAGATCGCGCGTTGCTCGCAACCCACGGTATCCAAGAGCCTCAACGTGCTTGAGCAATTGGGTTACATTCGACGGGTCAAGTCCGATGGCAGGGCCAATCGGTATCACGTTTCGTTGTGGAAGCCGACCCCAAAACAGGGTTATGACCCTGTACCGACCCCAAAACCTGCTTTTGACCCCTCAAAACCTGCTTTTGACCCACCCCAAAACGAGGTTTTGACTAACAATACCCAAGAGAACAAAACCCAAGAACAATACCCGCGCGAAGAAGAAAAAATCACAGTCTCCTGCCATTCGGTGGATACGCTCAATGCGCTCATGGAGTTGTGGCCGAAGAAATGCAGGGTGTCCAACGAATTCATTCAGTGCTTCAATCAGGCATTCGATGAGGTCGGTGCCGACTCGCTTATGAGAGCTGCGAAACGCTTCGTAGAATCGTGCGACGGTACGCCATTGCAGTATGTGCGGACTCTCCCCGTATGGTTGGCCAACTCGGTTAATTGGAGGGTTCGGAAGTGGGATCAGCGGAGCGAAGCGCAGTTGTCGAAGTGGATGGCTAGGAGGCTTCCAGATTCCATGTCTGCGGACGTGGAGACGGTTCTGCGGGCGAGGCGTGCGTATTGGGGTGCCACCGGTGGTGTGGAGGCTCTGGAGCGTGAGTTCTTTCCCGACGTTGAGAATGGTGGCAATTTGCAACAGAACTAACAATGTGATATAATGTATATATCACACATGGAAAGGATGCATATGAAGATCTACACAAACCGATACCGCGACTTTAATCCTGCTCAAGGCATACCGGTACGCATAACGTACGGTTCGCCACGATGGCGGCTGCCATACGACATCGCAGCATCGGCGAAAACAGTAACGCCGGGCCGATGGTTCATGGAAGGAACCGACGAAGAATTCACCGAACGGTATCGCGCCATGCTGGACTCACACGGTGTCGCCCGCATCAGAACGGAACTTGAGACAATATCGCAACTCAACGGCGGTAAAGACATCGTGCTTCTATGCTTCGACGATGTAAGCAAAGGCTTGTGCCACCGAACGCTTTTCGCCCAATGGTGGCAGGAAAAGACCGGTGAAGAAGTCAAGGAATTACAAAAAGGTTTGGAGGTCGAACAAAATGTGCTATTCTGATTACTGTTGCTATTCCGCCCCTAGCTCACCGGATAGAGCGCCTTGTCTCGAACAGGGAGGCACCAAGTTCGACTCTTGGGGGGCGGTCTGATGGCAGGTTTCAACTCACCGTCCATACTGTTCCTCAACACTTGGGATAAGCCCGAACGTGATTGGAACGGGAATCTGTTTAGGCAGGCGCTCGCATCAGGGTATACGCGATACGTCGAACTGTACGCCGGAGCCTTCGCGAACTGCATGGTCGCCGTGGAGAACGGTTGGAAGCCGGAGCAGATCGATGCGTGCGACGTGTGGGCGTACACCGCAGCGTTAGGATATGCGTACAGCGGTAAGCCTCTCACCGAAATGCGGGCAACGGTTGACGGTTCTCCAGTACCGCTTTCCGGGAACGCGGCGGATGACGCGGCTACCGTAATCATGGCTCAATACCGTATGCGTCTCAGCAAGCATGATGATGTCGATTACTACCGGGAGCTTTTGGCTGATCTTGATATCAACGATTCGGAACACGTCGGACAGTTACGGGAGCGAATCGCAGCGAATATGGTCAGGCTTGAGGGGCTGAGATACGAGGCCACCGACCCGGTGAAGTACGTTGAACGCATCATGGACGACCCGCACACCATCGTGTTCGCCAATCCTCCTACGTATCCGGGAGCTTATGAAAAGTTCTTCGATACCGGTGGGAGATTCCAATGGTCGGAACCTGAATACAACGTGTTCAATGCTCCCGTTGATATTCCCAAGCTCTGTAAGCTGTTCGATGGTCGTAAGGCGTTGCTGATCTGCCAGCAGCAGCAAACGCCAGGGAACGCCGCAACTGATAGCCCGGTCTACGCTAGGCGTCTGGGTCTGGACAGTGTGATTTACATGAATTCCAACCGTCCGAACGAGGTCAAACGTCTTGTCGGCGGGAATATGGTGACTGTGGCGTCGTCGAAATCTGCGGAGATACCGATACCGATATTGCCCAGAGATCATCGGATTACCGAACGTTCTAAAATCGAGATCGTACCGTTGCGCGATAGCGCTGCCCAAGACTCGTATCTGCAAGTCATGCGGCACAGGATATCAGGAAACGTAAGCCCGATGTGTGTTCTCGTACTAATCGACGGTTACGTGGCCGGGATCATCGGCTATGGCTTGCCGAACTTTATGTACACGACTCGATATGCGGTATTGCGTCAAGCATTCGGGGTATCCCACGAACGGTATCGGCTTACGAAACTGGTCACGATGATAGCGTTGCGTCGTTCCACGTTCCAGCTCTGCGCTACGCCCAAGTCGCAGCTCATCGTTGATGCGTGCGATGGGCTGGCAACCGTTGAGTACACGCGCTACCCAGAGGCGAAGGGACTTCGCGGCCTGATGAAGCTGGACAGACGCGACCGTAAGAACGGACAGTACCAATTGCAGTATAAGAGCGATTGGCATGAAGAGATCGGCTTAAGGAACATTCTCGGACAGTTCCTAGCCAAGGAGAACAGGAGGAAATAATGTCTGATATCGATACGTCGCAAGAAATGACCATAGCCGACGGTTTGGTAATCAAGTGGGTTGATGTGGTCAATCTCAAGGAACAAGACCTGAACGCGCAAGTCATGGAACCACGTAAGTTCGACGCGCTGACACAGAACATCAAGCTACGAGGGATGCTGGAGTCATTGCCGTACTGTTCGCAGCCGAACGGAGAAGGGCCGATAAGCATCGTTTCCGGCCATCATCGTACAAGAGCCGCCGCCCGCGCCGGTATCCAACGTATCCCGGTTATCGTGGACACGAAACCTATGACACGTTCCACCATAACGGCGAAACAGATAGCCGCCAACGAACTCACCGGCCACGCCGACGAGAAACTACTGGCGCAGTTGGTCACTCAAATGGACAACGTAGACGACTTGTTGCTGAGCGGACTCGACCAGGACAGCCTACCACACGTCGAACCGCAGCAAGTCAACCTAAACGGTTTGAATGTGAAATACGAGTATAAGAACGTGGAGTTTTTGTTTCTCACCCGAGAATACGAGGAACTTGAACAGTTCGTGGATGATTGCAACTCGGACATGCTCGGGTTGATTCCTATGGAATTGTACGACGAATTCGTTCATCAGGTGACAGCGTTCGCTTCACGTAATGGAATCAAGAATATGGCGGCGGCGGTTTCCAAGATCATCGAGACAGCAAGGAAAGACGCCGAGGAAGAGTGATTACAGGCCGGGCGAGTCCCGGCCTTTTTTTGTTTGCATCACAAGACACAATGTGATATAATAAATATATCAAGCAATAAGGCTTGATCTATTCCATAAACAAGGAGTATCGAAATGCGTGATGAAAACACTTTCGCAACGGCATACCGTTCCGACTTGCGGGATGAAATCGTTGAAACCCTCAAGGATTATGCGGACGGCATTACGCCGACCTACCAATGGTGCTGGGACCATTATGACGACGTTGAGCTTCCGGTTACCGGCAACGATAACGGTTCATGGACGTGCAACACGGCCAAGTCAATCGAAAACATTAATGGCGTCATGTTCTCAGATGACTGGGATGGGTTCGTCGCTAGCGATTACGCGTACGACGCGCCCCTTGATAATCCTGAAAAACTTGAGGTTTTCTATCGTACTTGGCTGTTCTCCGAAGAGTTTGACAATGCGGTTTCCGAACTGCTTGCAGAGTGAGGCGTGAGGGGAACGTAAGTAGTCTCCCTACATTCCGGGCTTTCGGGCGTGAGCCTGCCAATCACGCCCATCAATCACCGTCGATCATCAAGGAAAGGAAACCATCATGGTGGTATTAATAGACAACAACAAGGCAGTGGAAATCAGCATCCGAGAATGGGATGAGGAGAACCCGGGATACGGCCCCGACTGGTCGGCAGACTTCTTCGAGGTCGGCGGGCTGGAGACCGTTGACGGTCCAGATTTTGCCTACATTGTGGATGACGTCGATTACTGCATCGACTACGCCAACGACATGGTGGCCGGTGTGGGAGACTTTGCGGGAGACCCGCAGCCTAATCAGGTAGTGGATGTGACGGAACTCGACCGGAGCGTATACCCGAAGCTGTGACCGCCGAAAACGCAGAAAAGCCCTTCCATCAGCAGTGTTGAGAAATACAGACATCAGTTTGTAATATCACACAACATGTGCTATAATGGATATATCAAGCAATAGGGCTTGATCTTATACCCCAAGGAGGTCCACAATGAACAACAATCTGAAGGCCATCGACCAACTGCTCGACAACTGGAAAGCCAACATCATCGAACAAGTCCCAGTACTCTACAAGCAGTACAAGGAAAAGCGTGGAGCCATCTGGCACGATCTCGAGCTCGACAGCTATGGCAAGCTTGAGGCTCAGGCCGACCTTAAAAGCGCCTATGGCAAGATAGTCGTAGAACATGGATACGACTCCGTTTACGACCCCGTAAAGTTCGCCACGTTCCTCGACAAGGAAGCCGCCTGCAAGAAGGCCGACATCATCGACCGTTGCAACGCCAAGGCCGGAGGCATAGATGAAGTCGAGTGGACCTACATCGGCCCCGATGGAAGAATCAACGGCATCATCTCCGGACCCAGAGGCCGCTTCTCGATCAAGAGCATTTTCGCTGGGGGATATAACATCCAGTGCCTCCATGTGAGGGTCCTAGTCCACAAACTCAAGTAATCACACTCGCCTCGCGGCCAGCAGCCGCGAGGCACCTACACAGTGCCCCAGCCGCACGTCCTAGTAAGACAGATGGCTTTGGCTCTGAATTTGCAATACAAGACAACTTGTGATATACTTTATATATCATCACACTATCAGAAAGGAGCCTTGAGATGGCAACCAACAACCTCAGCAACAAGTTCATGAAAGTCCTCAACGAAGTCCCCAACTTCGTGACCGACGAAACCGCACAGGCAGGCAACCGGACTTACAAGTATCTCAACCTCGCAACCATCCTCAAGACCATCAAACCGGTTTTCGAGAAGCACGGGCTGGCGTTCAGTCAGCGCGTCACGTTCGACAACACGGGAGAAGCGCGGCAGGTCATCGGAACAGTAGAGACCATCATCTTCGACGATGAAGAACAGATGGTGGCTTGCTCCTACCCGTTCTTCGTGACCGGCGACCCCCAGCAGGTCGGCAGCGCGATCACCTACGCCCGCCGCTACAGTCTCTACGCGGTATTGGGAATCTTCCCAGACAAGGACGACGACGGCGCGTATGCGAAACAGCGTTACGATACTGACGACCGTACCATCAGCGCCGAACAGTACGCCGAGCTGGTCAAGGCGATGGACGTCCACACCATACCGTCCGAGGCGCGCGGCGAGTTCATCAACGGCACTCTGAACCGTCAGGTCAGGGGATGGCGTGGACTCACGCAAACCGATTTCCGGAATCTGATGAACGCCATCAACCGAATGTGAAATGAACTGGAGAATCTGAAATGAATCAACAGAAGAACAACCACGACAGCAACCACGAAGTCAGGAAGCCGAACTACACGCTCCGCCGCATCAAGACCATGCTCGCCATCATCGGATTCGTGAGCAGCATGACCCTGCTGTTCACGTGGCGGACGGCGGACTCGCAGGCCGCGACCGTCCTTGTGAGCGTCATCTACCTGTTGACCGGCTTATGGCTGATCGTGCGGTTCGCCCCACGCGACTAAAAGACTTCCCACCAGCCGACAGTCCAACGAAACAAACCATTGGGATGTTTTCGCGGACATCCACGTTCACCATGTCGACTGGAGGGAACCATAACTGAATATCGACAAACAACAAATCCGCCACGGCGTTTACATACACCATTCTGTCGTGGCATTGGGTTGGGCGGGACTCATCACCCGCCCACACCCAACAGAAAGGACAACCACAATGAAGATCATCAATGTATCGCAAGCCACCGAAACCGAAGCATGGCTCGACGAACGCATGGGCCGTATCACCGGCACTAAAAGCGGCGGACTCGCCTTGGAACACTACACCCAGACCGACGTGAACAAACTCGTGGAATACCGAGACAAAGCGTTGGAACAGGCGAAGAAAGCGAAGACGCCCGACAAAGCCAACGAGTATTACAGCAAAGCTCAGAGCTACGACATCAAGATTACCGAAGCCGAAGCCAAGAACAAGCGGCTGAAAGTCGGCGTTGACTTCTGGAAATTCCTAGCGGAACTGTGGGCCGAACCAGCGGACGGTGAACCGTCGATGGAACGCGGCCACCGTCTCGAACCCGAGAACATCCAGACCACACTCAAAACGCTCGGATTCGACCCCAGTGATTGCGTCACCGACTGCGGTATCTGGGAAAGCGATGATGATGACCGTATCGCTTGCAGTCCAGACGCCTACGAGAACACTGAGAAGCCGACGTGGGCCATCGAATGCAAGTCGCTCGGCTCCGCCTACCATTTGCAGACCGTCGTACCGTGGATGATGCACACGAACGCCATGCGATCCCATATCACCAACCTGAAACCCGAACTGGTCGAAGCCATCGAACAGGTGTTGCCCGAATACACTCTAGAATCTAAGGCGACCGACTTCGATTTTATCCCCGACCAATACAAAGCACAGGTGCTCCAATACTTCGTGGTGTGCGATTCGCTGGAAGTCCTGTATTTCTCGATGTTCGACCCGCGCGTGGTAGGAGCCGCACACCATCAGGTCATCCCCGTGTACCGCAAGGACATCACCGAACAGATCGAGAACCATAAGAGTCGCCAGTTGGCCACGCTCCATATCTCCGATGTGCTGGCCGACGCTCTGGGGGTGACGTTCTGATGAAGACCGCAACGATTCTTGAAAGCCATGACATGTTCGTCCTGTTCGACGGATGCCCAACGTGCAAGTGGCAGGACGCCGGTTATCTGGTGGGGTGCCGCGTGTACGCACAGCAGATGGGGCGCAGGCTCCGTATCGTACCGTCGGGAAGTCCCACCGCCAGAGCGATACGCACCATCGCCAAAGACCAAGGAGTAACCGTGCGTTATCCGATGATCTTGCTGGACGGATTGATGAGATTTTTTAGCCCGCAAACCCGGTGTTTCAATGCCGGGTTAGGGCGTACCGAAGTTTACATATGGTAGCGGATATGCTACGATTATTCCCATGAGCGCAAGCAATGAACGGTTCACACATGGTAGGACTTCGGTATACAATCTGAACTACCACATCATCTGGTGCACGAAATACCGCCGCAAGGTGCTCAAGAACGGAATCGACTCGGATTTGAAGACGATTCTCAGGGAGATAGCCGACGAGCACGGCTACCGTATCCCGCATATGGAGGTCGGCTTGGACGACCACATCCACCTGTTCGTGTCAGCTCCGCCGAAAATCAGCGTGAGCAGCATCGTCAAACAGTTGAAGGGCACATCCAGTCTCCGACTGTTCGCCATGCATCCCGAGCTGAAAAGCCAGTATTGGAGGCGCAGGGGCGAACGGAGCCTGTGGTCGCCCAGCTATTTCGCGGAAAGCATCGGCTCGGTCAACGAGTGGGCGGTGGCCAAATACATCGACGACCAACGGTCGAAGGAGCGTGAATCACAATGACCATGCGCAAGGTGGCGCAGCGCATACCGTTCACGCCATCCAAGACCCAAGCCTCATTGTTGGAACGGTGCTTCGGGGACAGGCGTTTCGCCTACAACCAGCAGGTCGAGGCGTTCAACGCGTACGACAAGGAGACGAACCCGAACCCCGCGTATCCGAACGTGACCGGCATGAAGAACGCGAACGAATGGCTCAGGGACAGTCCAATTCCGTCGAACGCGTTGAGCAACGCCATCATGGACTTCCGCAAGGCGCAATCCGCGTACTTCCGCAAAGCCCAGTATGGGAAGCATCGTCCCCGTTTCGCCTCAAGGAACGACAACATCCAATCGTTCCGCAACACCATGCCGATACGCCGCATGGACGGCAACCGGTATCCGTTGTCCAGGAAGCTCGGCTCGGTGCGCATCCGCAAACGAGACCGGCCGCGCTATCCAATCAAGAACCTGTCCAGCTGGACGGTGAAACGTGAGAACCGGACGTACTATCTCGTGCTCCTGTTCGACGTGGACATCCAGCCGAAAACGCAGGCCAAGGGTAGTATCGGCATCGACTTGGGCGTCAAGGATTTCCTCACGCTGTCCACCGGCGAGAAAATCAATTACCCGGACAGGCTGCGCCGATTGGAGGCTGACGTCAAACGGGAACAGCGCAAACTGTCCCATCGAACGAAAGGGTCGAACAACTACCGCAGACAGAAGGCAATCGTAACCAAGGCGTACGCCAGGCTCCGCCATTACCGCGATAACTTCCAGCACCAACTGTCCCACAGGCTGATAGAAGAGAACCAATTCATCGGCATGGAGACCCTGATGGTGCGGAACATGACGCGGAAGGCACGCAAGAGGCTGGACGCGGACGGCAAGCCCATGCATAACGGCCAGTCACGCAAACGTGCGATGAACCGTTCCATACTCCGCGACGGGTGGAGCGGCCTCGTGGACAAGCTCTCCTACAAGGCGGAATGGTATGGTCGCACCCTCGTCCAAGTGGGCAGGTTCTATCCGAGTTCCAAACTCTGCCACGACTGCGGGCGCAAGTACAAGGAACTGGTGTTGTCGGAACGCGAATGGACTTGCGAAAACTGCCACAGCAGACATGACAGGGACGTGAACGCCGCGTTGAACATTCGTGACGAGGCATTGCGGCTCAGCCGGGAAGAAGCATAACGAAAGAAGAGGAACCGGCCGACAATCGGGGATAGCCCGCTAAAAATGGGAAGCCTCTGGGTTCAGACGTATCGTCTGAATCCAAGCAAGCCCAGTTCGCAGGAATCCCGTGGTTTCAACCACGGGAGTGTCAACTACTTCACGCCGAAAGACATTAGCCTAGCCGATTATGTGGCGGACGACGAAACCGAAAAAAAGGATGACACTAATGAAGACTGACATTCTCACCAGCGATGTGCTGGGACTGTTCGACCGTAACCATATCACCGTGAACTCGCTACGCAGGTTCGTAGTGGAAAGCGTTGCCGACGTCCTCGGGGACGACAAACACGACAAAGTGTGTGGCAAACTGTTCGACCGCTGGTATCAACACGTTCGCCGTTCCATCTGGATTGGTGCCGCGCAATACGTCTTGGAACACCACGGATTTAAATACGAGGAAGCCACCAAAGAGGCAAAGCAGCTTTACGAAACCATGTACGCGGATTACGACAAGCGGTATAACTGCTGGCGTCGCCACGAGGAAAGGAAAACCGATGAAAAATGATGGCAATTGGTGGACTGCCGTGCTTTCCGCTGGAATCACAGCGGGATACGCGACCACCGTTGTGCAGCTCTCGCCCGGCCCCGGCTACGTGCTTTCCGCTGGAATCACAGCGGGATACGCGACCACCGTTGTGCAGCTCTCGCCCGGCCCCGGCTACGTGTTCTCCGCGCTCCGCCGCAAGCTCACCGTAAAGACTGAAAACCTGCCCAGCTCGCTCCCCACATGGGCCAAGGATTACGCGGACAGTCTCGGACAACTCGCCTACTGCGGCTGGTGTCTCAGCCCGTGGGTTTCGCTCCCGGTGTGGGCTATGTCAGCCAAGATCAACCGGGTACAGTTCGGAGTCAAGTGGGTTGCCGGGTGGATTGTGGCGGCGA